GCAGCAACTTTAGATAATAATGGCAATCTGTTGTTATCCAAGCAAGAAGTAGATAACACTCGTGAGCTTTTTAATGAACTCAACAGAGTTATTCAGTACCAACAATATCGTATTGAAGAACTAGAAAAGGTTGTGCAAGATGTCGAAAAAAGGAAGTGCCTCTAAGATTCCTGACGATTGTATGCCTATGTGCCGAACTTGTGCTTTCTTTAAACCAGATAAAGAAGCAAGTTTAGGCGAATGTCACCGATTCCCCCCTACTGTGCTACCTGAAGATAATGGTGGCGTTTCCTTTTCCTTTGCACTAACCGCCTCTGATGAATGGTGTGGTGAGTTCGTGCGCTACGTTTCATGAGGACTTATGAGATCAAAAATTACTGACGCTCATTTTATTGAGCTATGGAATAACTTAGGTAGTGTTAGTGCAGTCGCTAATCACTTAGGAATAGATGTTCGTAACGCTCACCATCGCAGACGCAAGGTAGAAGCAAGGCAAGGAGTTAAGCTCTTAGGAGTGGCTAGAAACAGCCCAGACGCTAAGATCGTCTATCCTGAGAACGGAGTTAGGGCAACGGCAAAAATCGACTCTGGTGTCGTTATGGTGGCTTCTGACTGCCATTACTGGCCTGACATAATATCTACTGCTCACAGGGCTTTCGTAAAACTTGTCAAAGAGCTAAAACCTAAGATTATTGTTATTAACGGTGATGCTTTTGACGGTGCATCAATCTCTCGTCATCCGGCAGGAGGTACGTGGCAATCAATGCCATCGGTAAAACAGGAGCTAGAAGCGTGTCAGGATCGCTTAGAGGAGATTCAGAAGGCTGCTACAGGCGCACAGCTACACTTCTGTTGGGGTAATCACGATTTACGCTTTAACGCTCGTTTACAGTCTCAGGTAGGCGATACGTTTAAGGGCGTGATGGGCATGAATCTAGCAGAGCATTTCCCACTGTGGCGATTCTCGATGTCTCTGATGATTAACGGTGACACTATGATTAAACACCGTTATCACAATGGAATTCATAGTATTTATAACAACATTTTAAAATCTGGTGCTAATATGATAACTGGTCATTTGCACAGCCTTAAAGTAACTCCGTGGACTGACTATAGCGGCACTAGATACGGTGTGGACACAGGTACACTGGCTCAAGTTGATGCTGATGCTTTTACGTATTCTGAAGATAATCCAGCTAACCATCGCTCAGGTTTTGGGGTACTAACATTCCATAATGGTAAGTTAATGCCACCTGAGCTGTGTGAGGTTATTGATGAGGATGAAGGTATTGTTTACTTTAGAGGACAAGTGATTAAGGTTTAATTACTTTCCACAAGCCCTCTTTCTGGCTGCTTCCAGATCAGACTGAAACCACCATTTAATACACAAGTTATCAACTTGTCTCGTATTTAACGAGTGCATACCGTCCTGATAACCACGTTCGTATTCACGCTCTAGCTTGTCTTGTATAGCTAACGTAATACCTAGCAGAATCAAGCTAACTCCTAATAGAAATAGAATTCTCATAGTAATTTCTTTATGTCCTTAATTGTCATTCCAAACGTCTCGTGGATAGCAATAATCATATCTGCGCTAACTGGATACTTTCCTGTTCTAATTTTTGACAGAGTTGGTGTGCTAAATCCTAACTTTAGTGCAAGTTGCCGATCATTCTTAACGTCATAGGTCTTTTGTAAATAATCTAACAGTTTCATTGTTTTCCTTGTGTAAGTGCAGGGTCACTACCGAGAGTGTTCCGAAGGAGACAATAGCCCCTGCTGCCGATGTTATAAAGCCACTATCGGCTTGGCTATACATTAAAAGGGTGCCGTATCTAAATCGTCATCATAAAACTTTTCAGGCTTTGCTTTAGGCTTCTCGTCCTTCAATTTAAACGAGCAGCTCATAAACTTGCCAACTTTACTGTCTTTAAGCCAAGCACTAACCCATATTTCGTTACCGTCTAAGTCTTTACCGTCACCTTTGTAATCGGGATGCTTATCTGTTTTCTTCTCCTGATTCTTGAACAGTGAGAAAGTGCCTGGTCGTGCTTCGTATTTAGTTTCCATTATTTAGATTCTCCATTAGCTTCTTTAGCCATTAATTTAAGTGTTGACTTACATTTGCTGCTTAACTGCGACCATACTGCTGTTGTTGCTGTTTCATCAAAGGTTTTTTGATCTCGTAAATCCCAAGCCTCGAAAGCAGCCCACTCATTACCAGCGTCAAACTGAGCTTGTATGTGTGCAGCTAACTTATCTACCAAGCTGCCTAAACGAGCATCTAAGGCTTCTCTAGCACCATCTGTAGCGGATATAGTCTTTTTATCTTTTAAAGGCTCTGAAGCGTCCACAATGTCAGACTCGCTGACCGCAAGCGCAAGGCAAAGTAGGTATCTCGAAATATAGGTCAAACTTCCACCTAGATTTTGGACTGGCTGGCAACCTTTTAATACTGCTGGTTCCATAGGGCAGCAGAACTTAATTGAGCTACCTGTATCTACATCTACCACAAACATATTTGCCATATCTCTATCAAACTGTAGCGAGTAGCAAAGACCATATACGTCAAAAAGGGTGTTAATAGCTGGCAAAAAATCACGCAGCTCAAAATATTTGTAGCCTTGAAACTTGTTATGTCCTGACTTCTTGAGTTCCATGTTCTGCAACTCTACTCTGCACTTTTGTAACTTAGCATAAACTTTAAAATCTTCCATTATTTATCTCCTGAATTAAAAACTTGAACACACTACCCATAAAAAAAACAAGACTGCGATTATAACCAGCTGATGTTCATCTAGCCATTTAATCATTCCATGTCCTCCATCATATTAGCCATCTCGTGAACTTCTCGTGACGGTATTCTTAAAGCCTGATAAGCCATCAATAACACGTTTTGTTCGTCTGCTGACAATTCCCTGCGCTCAAACTTATCTACCATCAAGCGCAAGACGTAGGTCATTTCAGCCATAGCCCATTTATCTATCATCTTGGTATCCTCGAAAGTTTAAATTCACGTAAATCCCTCTGATACTGTGCTTCTGATTCTTGCTCATCTTCTAATTCCTGAGCTATGTGCATATTTTCTTCAGCTTCATAACCTTCTAATTCGTATCCAACCATATCTTCCAACTCGCTAATAAACATAATGTCAGCATTTGGCAGATCAGGCATTTGCTTGTATATTGTTAAGTCCATTTATTTCTCCCTCGTTGTGTTTAGTTGGTGAAACAGATAGTAATTCCATTTAGAAATAGAAGTCAACAATTATTTATAAAAATAAATAAAATAAATTTATATACATAAACAAAAAAGTATGCAAATATTTGACTTGGCAATCTTAGGTATTTTTAGATCAACATTGTCAACCCGATTAAATATTAATAATTAGGCGGGAAATATGAAATTAGCAACATTAGCGGCAACAGGGATGGCAATAGGCGTGTTGGTAGCTGTATCACTAGGTGTGGCAGTTACTATTTTATTAATGTTATAGGAGATGGAGATGAGAGATCCAGTATGGTTTAAGGAATTCGAGCGTGAATATAACGAGCGTGAAGATCGCTTAGACGAGATACGTGAGAACACAAGGAAGTTTAGAGAAGAAAGCCAAGAGTCTAAGAATGAACGGCTACAAAAGCATTTATCGTTATGGCGTAAGCGTCAGGTAGAGGATAAAGATGAGTGATATGTTTCAAGAGCTGCCGAAGGAAGGCACTAAGAGATATAAAATTTGCATGAATTTCCTCAAGAATCACCCGCTAAGTCCTGAGCAGTTTGTTGAGTCTTACGGAATGATGAACGCACCAACTTTAGCGAATCTTAGGTGTGAGTTTGACGAGTTGGTAAGGGAAGGGTTGCTAAAGGAGTTTAAAGGCTCCTACAGCCCTTCTAGCAAGCTCAAAGAGGGTATCAAGATAGAAGGTGTGGAGTACGTTAAACCACGTGAACCTAAGCCGTTTACGCCATTATCGAGCAAGTATTTTTTACCAAGAGTATCACCAAGAGGTCAGCCACTAAGGGACTTCTGCCACATAGGATTAAGCAATGGAGCAAAAGAAGAAACAGGAAACGACTTATCAGTTCTCCACGAAGTTATGTCCGGTCTGCAAGCGTAGTCGGTCGATAATTCAGTTTAAGAGTAGTGATATTTGTAAGACTTGCAGAATAAGACAGAAAACGGTATAGTAGGTATATGCTTGACGGCATATTTAACGAGTAAGCCTTAGATGGGACTCTGCTGGTTACTCACCAGTCCGTCAACACTAGAAATAGTGAGAGTCTCACCTAGGGCTTTTTTTATTGGGAAAAGCTATGTTGAAATTTAGAGGATCGCAAGAACTAGAGGTTTACATTAGTGATGTTGGCTGTTTGGTATTAAAGCAAGAAAGCATTGAGCTAGGGAAAGAAGTAACAATAATTGTTTCTCCTGAACAAGCCTATCATATAAATTTATTGTTAAAAGACAAACTTTTATCTATGTATGATGATTGGGATGATGGCTTATGTAAGGAGTTTATAAATGATTAAAAGACCTTCATTTCAATTTTATCCCTCTGATTGGTTACGTGATACCGCACTACGTTCTTGCTCTATTGGGGCTAGAGGTTTATGGATGGATATGATCTGCTATATGCACGAAGGTAATCCTTATGGTTATCTTAAGGTTGGCGATAAGGTTATCCTTCCAGACAACCTTGCACGTATGGTTGGGCAAACCTTACCTGAAGTAGAAGGTTGGCTTTCTGAATTAAGTCAGGCTGGAGTTTATGACTTAATTGATGGAGCTATCGTTAGCAGAAGAATGGTAAAAGACGAAAATCTTAGGAATATCAGGGCTTTAGGTGGAAAGCTAGGAGGAAATCCTGCTTTAAAGGTTAAGGATAAGGTTAACCTTAAGGTTGAAAAAGAGGTTAAGCAAAAACCAACCCCTTCATCTTCATCTTCTTCTTCATCTTCAAATATATTTATAGACGAAGAAAAGACAAAAAAGAAAGTTGCAACAAAAGAAACTGAACTATCAGATGACTATTTGCCTAAAGAAAGTCATTATGAATTAGCTAAACAATTAAATGTAAATATAAATGCAGAATTATTAAAGTTTAGTGATTATCATAAATCTAGAGGAAACAAGTTTAAAAGTTGGGACTTTGCTTTAAATACATGGTTAAGAAATGCTGCTGACTTTAAACGTCCTAGCGTAAGTACACCAGTATTTGATGGCAGACTGAGAGGTGCTAAATGAGCATAGAAAAATTACTCTCTAACCTAAAGAAAATAAAAGGTGGTAGAGATAGATGGACAGCAAGTTGTCCTGCTCACGAAGATCGTAGCCCTTCTCTAGCGATAAGAGAAACAGAAGATGGTCGTATCTTATTGAAATGCTTTGGTGGTTGTTCTGTACAGGAAATAGTAGGTGCTATCGGTATGGATATAGGTGAGTTATTTCCTAAAGAGGATAAGTTATCTCATCACAAACCTAAAGTTAAAAATGCTTTTTACGCAACAGACCTACTGCGTGTTATTGAATTCGAGTCCGTACTAGTATCTGTAGCTGCAAGTAACCTAGCTAACGGAGTTAAATTAACTGATAATGACAGATCACGTTTAAGACAAGCACAAGAACGGATCATTGAAGCAGCGAGGCACATAAGATGACTATAGATGACATTGCTTTAATCGCTAAAAATAAAAAAATCTTTGAGGTTAGACAAATACAAAGAAATGAATGTTCTGATTTTATTTTAAATATTCATTACGCAAAACGTTGGCCTAGTATTTCTTATGCATTTGGATTATTTGACAATAACGAGATGATTGGATGTGTTACTTATGGCTCTCCAGCTAGTCCTCGTGTTTGTGAAGGAATATGTGGAAAAGAACATTCAAAGAAAGTATTGGAATTAAACAGATTAGTATTGAAATACAATCGTCCAAATGAGGCTAGTTTTTTAATATCTAAAAGTCTTAAACTTCTTCCACATCCAAGTATTGTATTGTCTTATGCTGATACATCTCAGGATCATGTAGGTTATGTATATCAAGCCACAAATTGGATTTATTTAGGTTTGTCTGAAATTAGAACTGATCGCATTTTTATTGATGGGACTAAGCAAAAGCATGGTAGGCACGTTATTTCAACAGACATAGACAATATAAAAGAACGAACAGTTCTCGTCCAGCGTCCAAGAAAACATCGTTATTTGCAAATAATTTCTAATAAATATATGAAGAAAGAACTTTTATCAGTTTTAAAATATGACATTATTAATGAATACCCTAAAGGTAAAAAACATAAAAAAAATGATAGTTTTGAGTTAAAAACATTTACAAATCCAATGCAAATGAGTTTTTTATGAAAACTAAATTTTTTGCAATTGTCATAGCAATGGGATAAAAATGAAAACAAATTTAGAGAGCGTAGCAATACAGCTAGATGTTGAGCGTAAAGCTAGATTAGTAAAGTCACAGGATATTGATGTAGAAAAGTATCTCAAAAATAACGATGTTGGTCAGAAGGTGCGTATTGTTTCAGATTGGCTTGATGAGATCACAGAGAACTACATTAATCCACCTGTTAACGATAATGCAAAAATGCCGTGGACTAAGACACAAGATGACTTTAACTTTCGTTTAGGTGAGGTTACTTTGTACGCAGGCGGTAACGGTGGCGGTAAGTCTCTAATAACTGGTCAGATAGCGTTACACTTGATTAAGCAAAAGCGTAAGTGCGTTATAGCGTCATTTGAGATGAAGCCTACTAGCACCATTCACAGGATGCTAAGACAGTTCGCTGGTGAGTTTATTGATGATCCGCTTACTAACGATAGAGAGAAGTACATCAAAGGACTTACTCAGCGATTTAACCAGTTTGCAGGTGAGCATTTATACATCTACGATCAGCAAGGTTCTACAACTCCTAACCAGACTATCGCTATGGCTAGGTACTGCGCTGTAGAGTTAGGCATCGAGCATATTTTTATTGACTCGTTAATGAAAGTTTGTAATGCTGAGGATAATTTCAACGAACAGAAGTACTTTGTTGATGAGCTAACAGCACTGGCACGAGATCATAACGTACACATTCATTTGATTCACCATATCCGCAAGTTACAGTCTGAGGAAGTTCAGCCTGGCAAGTACGACATCAAAGGCACTGGAGCTATAACAGATCAGGTTGATAACGTATTCTTAATGTGGCGCAATAAGCAGAAAGAGAATCGTAAGCGTAACGGAGAGAAGTACGAAGAAGATTTACCTGACGCTTACTTGATGTGCGAGAAACAGCGCAACGGTGAAGCTCAGGAAATGTACTCACTTTATTACCATCAATCTAGCCAGCAGTTTATTGAGACTTGGGGTGGTGCTACGATGGACTTTGATAACAAAGGTAAGTTTAGAGGATGAATGAGTTTTTTGAGGAAGAAAGACATCGCTGTGAAGTCTGGCAAGTATTACGATGGAGAGCGCAGGATAGAAATAAGTCATCAGATTACTTGCAGTTAGTCCGTAAGATGCGAGGACATAACGCAGCAGACAAGCTAGAGAAAGATTGTAAAGAGCAATGGTCTCGAGGTGCGAGAGGCTTAAAGGGAGATTGGCGTGACGTATAAGAGGGTGGACGATAATCAAGCACTAGTTACCAAAGCGTTAAGAGCTGAGGGTTGGACTGTTCAGCATTTGCATGAGGTAGGTAAAGGTTGTCCTGATTTAATCGTAGGAGCTAAAGAAAAGAACTTCCTAGTTGAAGTCAAAGACGGTAAAAAAGCGTGGAAGCTAACACCAGATCAGGTTATCTGGCATTACAACTGGAAAGGTCAGGTAGTCGTTGTAACAAGTCCAGAGAACGCAGTAGAGACTATTAATAATTTACTAAAGAGTGGAAAATGACTGATCCGCACGAAGCTATAAATTACATAATAAAACATTCGAAGGAATACGCTAAAGCTAAAGCTGACGTTACTTACTTGTCAGAATTTCGTAAGACTAAAAAAGCGTTATGTTTTCAAAATAGCATGAAAAGTACGATGGCAGAAAAGGAAGCTGATGCTTACGCTCATCCAGAGTATCAAGAGGTATTAGAAGGGCTTAGGGAGGCTGTAGAAAGGGCTGAGACGCTACGCTGGATGCTCATAGCGGCTCAGGCTAGGATTGACGTATTTCGTACTCAGGAGGCTTCTAATCGCTTCCTTGAGCGTTCTACTATTTAGACTTCATCTTCAAAGTAATCGAACTCGTCTGCGTACCACTCATCGTCATCTTCAGAGTACCAGTACCAGATACCTTCATCTTCATCGAAAGACCAAGCAATGCCTTCTTCATCGTACTCAAAGTCATCATCAGCAAACTCAACTTCATCGGATTCTACGTAAACAACTACATCGCCAACGGTAATCGTAACCATAATTTTCTCCAAGTAAACACAGCCCGAACGCTGTAAAAGAATGCTACCAGATAATTATGACTGCTCAATAAATAGGCATTAACAAAAAGACAATGATATATAGGAACAAAACATTACTTGAGATCGTTAGAGATATACCTTGCCAACATTGCGAGATATCAGACGGAACTGTTGTAGCTGCTCATTCAAACCAGTTGCGAGACGGTAAAGGACGTGGTATAAAATCACATGATTACCGCATAGCTGCTTTATGTTACGCCTGTCACATGGAACTGGATCAAGGCAAGAATCTAAGTAAACAAGAGCGTGTCGAGATGTGGGAAGAAGCGCATAGAAAGACAATTGGGTTACTTTTTGATAACGGTAAATTACAGGTGATTAAATGATGAAGAAAACTAAGCAGGAAAAGAAAATAAGTAAGGTGTACAACGAATTCAAAGAAGGCACTTTACACTCCGGCAAAGGTGGCCCAGTAGTCAAGTCTAAACGCCAAGCCCTCGCAATTGCATTAAGCGAAGCAAAGGTAGCTAAAAAGAAAGCCAAAAAATGAAAAAAGGTCTCTATTCTGCAATTCATGCTAAACGTAAACGCATAGCTGAGGGTTCTGGCGAGAAAATGAATAAGCCTGGAACTAAAGGTGCGCCAACTAAAGCAGACTTTAAATTAGCTGCTAAGACTGCGAAGAAAAAGAAATGATTAAGCGAGGCAAAGAAGAATTTTCAGGTTATAACAAGCCTAAAAAGACTCCTGGTCATCCAACAAAAAGCCATGCTGTGCTTGCTAAGTCTGGTGATGAAGTAAAGCTAATCAGATTTGGTCAGCAAGGTGTAAAAGGTAGTCCTGAAGGTAGTGCTAGGAATGAGTCATTCAAGGCTCGTCACGCTTCCAATATCGCTAAAGGCAAGATGTCTGCGGCATATTGGGCTAACAAAGTTAAATGGTAAGGGGAAAGCAATGAAAGGCATGAAATCTTGTCCTAAATGTAAGGGTGGTGAGTGCAAAGGTGGTAAGGGTTGCATGATGGAAGAAAAAGAGTACGGTAAAGAAAAGAACGGTAAGAAGAACGGCAAGATCGAGATTGAGATTAGCCTTCCGATGCGTGGTTCACGTACAAAGACAAACAAAGCCAAAAAGAAGTAATGCGTTACTCATACGGACTAGAGAATATTAAAGTTCGTGATTGGGGAGAAGGAGCTGATGTAAAGGTAGGCTCCTTTTGTTCGATTGCTGATAACGTAACGATCTTTATAGGTGGTAATCACAGGACGGATTGGGTAACGACTTATCCTTTCGGACACATCCACAAAGACGTATTTAACCATAACGGCAAAGGTCATCCAGCAACTAAGGGTGATGTAGTCATAGGAAATGACGTATGGATAGGCTCAGGGTCAACAATATTATCTGGAGTCACGATTGGAGACGGAGCCGTAATAGCTGCCAACTCTGTGGTCGTAAAGGATATTCCGGCTTATGCGATTGCAGCAGGAAATCCGGCAATAGCTCTGAAGTTCAGGTTCAGTCGGAGTCAGATAGAGAGATTGCTAGAAAACCCGTGGTGGGAACTACCAGATAGCCGTATAAACGATTTAATTCCATTGCTTTGCTCTAACGATATAGAGGCTTTAATTGCTGCCAAAAACGCTTAATTTAGGATCAGGTAAGGATTGGCGAGATGAATGGTTTAACGCTGATATACAGGCTAGGACTAAACCTGATTGGCATGTAGATATTACTCACGTAGAGTTTGGTGAGGTAATTGATACTAGGTTCGGCAAGGTAGAGATAAAGAAGGGAATGTTTAACCAGATAGTCGCTAATGACGTACTGGAGCATATACCTGATCTGGTAACTGCAATGACGAACTGCAAGGACTTGCTAGAGAGTGGTGGCGAGTTCCACATTCAAGTGCCGTATGACTTGAGTTTAGGTGCGTGGCAGGATCCAACTCACGTAAGAGCATTTAACGAAAACAGCTTTTTATACTATACTGATTGGCACTGGTATCTGGGCTGGGAAGATAGATTTACAGTAAAGACAATGGAGTTTGGTATATCTGAGTTCGGTCAAACGATACAGGATCAGGAGACGCTGCTTAGAACGCCAAGAGCAATAGATTTTATTCGAGTAATCTTAACAAAGAGCTAACAAGCCTGAGAATTAGGAAGTTGTGTTTAGAAAAAGCGATGGGAATTTCTTTTTCCCTAGTTCTCAGACTTATTAATAATTATGCAAGCTATCGTTATTTGTAGCACAGGAAACATAGGTCTAAACATACTGCTTTTAAGCATAAAGGCGTATTGTCCGAACATACCTGTATATCTATCCAGTAAAAATACTGAGGACGCTGAACTTGTACACACATGGATATACAACGTAGCTACAAACTTTGGCGATGCTTATAACGAAGCTATGAGCAAAGCGTTCTACGATGGCTACAAAGAAATCATTATCGCTAACGATGACGTTGTTATAACTCCGACAACTTATAAGAATCTACAGTCAGATATTGAACTACTAAAGAATCACACAGACAAACTAGGTTTCGTAGGGGCTAGAAGTGACTATGTACTTTGGGATCAAAATATTCGTTGTAGTATTACTAATGATTCTATCGTTGGGTTAAAATACGAATCAGAAGATCACATCAAAGAAGTAGGGGTTATTGCGCCTATTTTTGCTTACATCAATAAACAAGCGTTTGACGTAGCAAGATTTCCTAGCACTAATTGGTATTCAGACAATATTATGTGCGATGATCTATCTAAAGCAGGGTTCAGTCATTATGTAAGCACAGCTTACGTGCATCATGCGGGATCGCAGACAGTAGGAATGGACTACGCAAAGTGCCACGAAGAACCTAGAGAATGGATACGGACTAACCGTCCTGACAAGTACGAGGAAATATATGGCTGAATTCCAGAGGATGCCTACCCAAGAAGAATTACAAAAGATTCTTTACATGGGTCAGATGCAAGGTAAGACTACTCAAGAGATCATTAATGAGAACCTAGCAAAAGGCGGCACTATTAAGCCATTGCCTGAAAGTTTCTTCACGACAGCTAGCGCAGGTGCAAGACGAACTGGCGAGTTTATAAACAAAGCTGGAACTGCTGCTGACGTAGCAAAACTATTCCCTGGCTATCAGCCTGAGACTAAAGTAACGATTCCTACCAGTTTTAGCGTAGTTCCTAAAGTTGATCCGTATTCAGGTCAAGTAATGCCAACAGGAATACAGACTCAGCAAGCTCCGATAGGTAATGTATTACAACAGGTTAAACCTGCTGATGTATTAGGTATTAGTGGTGCTGAACGTGCTTATGGCGATATAGGAGCTGGCAATGCTCCGAATCCGTTTGACGTATTAGATGTAGCTACACTTGGTTATTTACCAGCAAAAGCAGCAATGAGTGGCGCAAGAATTGGTAAAGGATTGCTTAACGTAATTGATGCAACTAAAGGTTTACCAGTTGGTTTAAGTATTCAGGATGTGAGTAAGGCAGGATTGTTGGCTACAGCTCCTAAATCAGATATTGGCTTTTATAGCGCAGTAGAAAATGCAGCTTTAGCAAGTCCAAGAAAAACAGCAACAGGTCAGGCTTTTCTTAACGATATTATGAAAGGTCAAGACGTTAGAGCTGACGAGATTAAATGGATGGGCTTAGATGATTATCTAAAAGACAAGAAAAGCATAACTAAGCAAGAAGTACAAGATTACATTGCTAATAATCGTGTAGATGTTCAAGAAGTAAATTTATCTGATACGGCATTAAGAAAGAAATTCTCTTTAAATAGCCCAGAAGATCAAGATTTTTATGATGTTGTTGATAAAAATAACAAGGTTGTATTTTCTGGTTTAGAAGATGATGCAGATTATTTTATAGATAGATCACAAACTAAATTCGGTCAATACACATTACCTGGCGGAGAGAACTACAGAGAGATTCTGTTGACTATGCCAGCAAAGCAATTAACAGAAGCAGAGGCAAGAAAAGTATTGGGTGCGGCTCCAGATGCTAAGTTATCAGCAGCAGATATGTCTTACGCAAGCAGAAAAAATGCAGATGAATATAGATCATCACATTTCGATCAGCCAAATATCCTAGCTCACTTACGAGTAAACGATAGAGTAGATGCTGACGGTAAGAAAATGTTGTTAATTGAAGAAGTACAGAGCGACTGGCATCAGGCTGGCAGAGAAGGTGGATACGCTACTCCAGAATCCAAGAAGAATTTTGAAAAATTACTTAGTGAAAAAGAAAGTATTAATTACGATTTACAAGCAATGACAAATAAATACGATGAATATATTAATAATGGAGAAAAAGTACCTGATAGTTTAAAAGAAAAAAATGCTGAATTAGAAAAAAAATATAAAGAAATACAAGAAAAAATTAAATTAAATACAGGTGCAGAAGTACCAGATGCTCCATTTAAAGACACATGGTATCAACTAGCATTAAAGAGAGCTATCCAACACGCAGCAGAGAATGGCTATGAACGTATCGGATTGACAACAGGCAGCCAACAGGCGGCTAGGTTTGATTTAAGTAAGCAAGTAAATGAAATTACTGTTCCTATGGTTAATTCTGATGGCACAAGATCAGTAAGGATTACTCCTACTACTGGGACAAGCATAAAACTTATGGTTGATAAAGATGGTGTAGTTACTGGATATGGTTCTGGAAGCACACAATTTTCAGGCAAGAAATTGAATGAAGTTATTGGAAAAGAAATGTCTGATAAAGTTATGAAAGCAGAGCCAGAGACTAATTTCTCTGGTCTTGATCTCCAAGTAGGTGGACAAGGAATGAAGAAATACTATGACGAGATATATCCTAAATTCCTAGATAAGTACGGTAAGAAGTGGGGAGCTAAAGTAGGTGAGACTAAGATAGGAACAGTTATGGAAAGAGCTGAAAACAGCATGATTCCACAAATGAAACAAGAGTCAGTACGCTACATAGACATAACACCAGAAATGAAAGCAGGAGTATCAAAAGGACAACCACTATTTGCAGCAGCTCCAATAGGAGTAACGGGCGGTCTATTAGGTACTCAGCAAGATCAACGTAAGTAAGCATGACACCTGAAAGGTAATGCAAAAATGGAAACAGATTACACCAGTAAAATAGAGGAAGATGCACGAATAGCTAACCTTACTAACATGGGTAAGGGCAGACCTAAGGGTGCGGTCAACAAGTCAACATCTATCGTTAAGGAAGCTATTGCAAAGCTACTAGAACGTAACGTAGAGAACATGGATGGTTGGCTAGAGCAGGTAGCTAAGGACGATCCTTACAAGGCTTTAGACCTAATGAATAAGCTGTGTGAGTACCACGTACCTAAGCTGGCTAGGTCAGAGATCACAGGTGCAGACGGTGGCGCAGTAGAGCATAGCGTGACATGGCAGAAATAATAATCCCTTACAAACCTAGACCGCAGCAGTTAATCCTGCATGATGCTCTTGATAACAATAGATTTGTTGTTGGAGTTATGCACAGAAGATTCGGGAAAACTGTAGCTGCAATTAACCAATTAATCAAAAAAGCAATAGAGTGCGAGCTGCCTGATCCTAGATTCTGTTACGTTGCTCCTACTTACACACAAGCCAAGAGGATAGCGTTTGACTACTTGGTTAAGTTCACTAGACCATTAGGTGCTAGCGTAAACATTTCTGAACTGCGTGTTGACTTTTGGGGCAGAAGAATCTCGTTGCATGGCGCAGATAATCCAGATTCATTACGTGGAACTTACTACGATGGGTGCGTCCTAGATGAAGTAGGTGACATGAACCCAAAGGTATGGAATGAGGTTCTTAGACCGAGTCTGAGTGATAGATTAGGATGGTGCTTATTTATCGGAACTCCAAAGGGTCGCAACCATTTCGCAGACTTCAGGGATCGAGCTGAGGAAACTGCTGGATGGAAGTTGCTTGAGTTTAAGGCTAGTGAAACTGGAATTATTCCTGAGTCAGAACTTAACGCAGCTCGTGCTGAGATGGGCGAGGACAAGTACCAACAAGAGTTCGAATGTAACTTTAATAGTGCCGTAGAAGGGGCTTACTATGGGCAGATTATCAACGATCTTGAAGCAAAAGGTCGTCTCACCACTGTTGACCGTGATGATCTTTGCAAGTCTTATGTGGCTTGGGATTTGGGTATGGGTGACTCTACTTGCTTGTGGGTGGCTCAACTGGTTGGCAAGGAAGTCAGGCTCATTGATTTCGTGGAAAACCACGGGGTCGGGCTTGATTGGTATGTCAATTGGCTCAAAGAAAATAGATATGAGCGTTTCGACCAGTACCTTCCACATGACGTTGAAGTCCGTGAGATGGGGACAGGAAAGAGTCGCAAGGAAGTCCTCCAAGAAGCAGGACTAGAGATTACCGTAGCTCCTAGACTGAGCGTGGCTGATGGCATACAGGCAGTGCGTAGGTTGCTGCCACGTTGTTGGTTTGACAAGGATAAGACTAAGCAAGGCGTTAATGCGCTGAGGAACTATCGCAGGGAATACAACGAGAAGCAGAACGTGTACTACGAGAAACCGCTACATGATTGGGCATCTCATGCTTCAGATAGTTTCAGGTATTTAGCGATAACACTTGACGAATCAGACGATTCATGGTCATCAAATATCACAATAAATACTAAATGGGTTGTATAATAAGCAAAATATCCGCATAGGGTTTAGCTATGGATTCAGGACAAGTAAAAGGTATTTTAGAGAACGAGATTGATAACTCAATCGGCTTTATCGACTCTGAAACTACTGACGAACGGACAAGAGCATTACAGTATTACTTACGTGAACCTTACGGTAACGAGGTTGAAGGTCGCTCACAGATCGTAACAGGCGAGGTAGCTGAAGCTGTAGATGGCGCATTGCCACAGCTCCTACGTGTCTTTACGACAACAGAGGACATAGTTTACTTTGAACCTAAGTCACCTAATGACGAAGAAAGCGCAAAGCAAGCTACTGAATACTGTAACTGGGTGTTCTATCGTGAGAATGATGGTCTGCTGATTCTGCATAACTGGTTTAAGGATGCGCTCCTACAAAAGACAGGTATCGTTAAGTCTTACTGGGATTCGCAAGAAGATGTAGTCAAAGAAAAGTACAAGAACCTAACAGAAGAAGAACTTGCCTTATTGCTATCTGACGAGACGATGGAAGTCGTGCGTCAAAAGGTGGAGATGGTAGAAGCAGGAGTTGACGAGATGGGTATGCCGATTATGGCTCCGTCTTATTCTGTTACGGTAAAGAAGGTTAAGAAGTCAGGTCAGGTAAAGATTGAGAACGTGCCGCCAGAGGAGTTCTTGATCTCTAAGTCAGCTAAGACTATTGATGATTCTCCGTTTGTAGCTCACAGACGTTTGATGCCTCGTAGTGACTTAATAGCTATGGGTTACAGCAAAGACGTAGTTGACAGTCTGCCAACGTATGACGATCTAACCTACAGTCCTGAGCGTATCGCACGATTTAACCAAGACGAGCAGCCAGATTCATCGCCTAGTCTAGACTTCTCGATGCAGGTGCTTGAGGTATACGAGTGCTATATACGTATTGACGAGGACGAGGACGGTATCGCTGAGTTACGCAGGATTGTTTACTGTGGCTCTGAGATTCTGGATGACGAAGAAACAGACGTTATTCCGTTCCATTCAATCTGTCCGATTCCAATTCCACATAAGTTCTTTGGTCAGTCATTAGCTGACAGAACAATGGACATTCAGTTAATCAAGTCCACCTTGATGCGTCAGACTTTGGATAACTTGTATCTAACTAACAATGCTCGTGTTGGTGTTGTTGATGGTCAGGTTAACCTTGACGATATGCTTAATGCTACTCCTGGTGGCATTATCCGAGTTAAGAATCCTAATGCTCTAATTCCAATGCAAGTGCCTAGCGTTACAGGTCAGGCGTTCCCAATGTTCGAGTATCTGGACGGTGTAGCAGCAAAGCGTACAGGCGTATCAGACGCTAACGCAGGTCTTGATCCAGACGTACTCAATAACGTAACTGCAACTGCTGTAGCGGCTATGATGAAGTCTAATAGCGGTAAGTTGGAGTTGATTGCTCGTGTGTTTGCTGATACTGGCGTTAAGTCGCTGTTCAGAGGTATCTTGCATCTATTGGGCAAGTATCAGGACAAGGCAAAGCTGGTTCGTATGCGTGGTAAGTACGTACAGTACGATCCTAGAACATGGGCGAACGAATACGACATTAGCATTAACGTAGGTCTTGGTTCTGGTGACAGAGATCAGAAGCTGGCAATGTTGCAGATGATTCTGGCGAAACAAGAGCAGATATTGCAGCAGTTTGGGCCATCTAATCCGCTAGTATCGGTAGGTCAGTATCGCACCACGTTAGCAAAGTTTATCGAGTCAGCAGGTTTCAAAGATGCCAATGCTTTCCTTAACGAGATTACTCCTGAACAAGATGCTGCTCTTGCACAGCCTCAACCTCCATCACCCGATGCACAGGCAGAGATTACTCAAATGCTTGCGGACGTTGAACGAGAGAAGATCGCTGCGAAGGCGCAGATTGAAGCGGAGAGATTGAGATTAAAGCAGCAGGAACTCGAAGCTCAATATACCCAAAAGGGTTTAGAGATGGCTATGAAGAATCAGCAGCAACAGTCTGACATCAAGATTAAAGAAGCACAGTTAGCTGTTCAGCAGTTACAGGCAATTCTAACGATGGATATGGCAGACGAGCAAATGCGTCAGAAGCAAGCTGAGATTGTCCTGAAAGCTATTAAAGAATTAGGTGGTTTAGTCCAATGAGTAAAGCAGATTGGGCAGCTCGGATACTTCAAGATGAGCGATTCATTGAGGTAATGAACGAGCTAAAAGAATTAGAGATACAGAAGTTTAGAAGTACAGATTACAGCGACATGGAACTACGTGAACAAGCGTATCTACGCCTCCGAGTTCTAGAGGATATAGAAGGTTATATTCAAGGGCTTACTAACCAGAAGCTCATTGACGCAAAAAGATGGAAGATTTTGTAGTCCGTATAGGGCGGTTCCCTATATAATTATGGAAATGAAAACATGAGCGATACTGAAAGCACCACTCCAGAGGGAAGTGCGCAGTTAGATGTAAATGGTGCAGCTAACGCTATTTTGGGATTAATGGGTACTGATGACGGCTCCGAACAGGAACAACCAGAACAGCACACAGAATCCAACGATAGCGATGCCGAATCAGAGGAATACGAGGAATCGGATGAATCTGAGGTAGAACAAGAAGAAGCTGATGAGTCAGAGGAACCCCAAAAATTCCGAGTGAAAGCTGCGGGAGAAGAACGTGAGGTAACCCTAGATGAACTCATTAAGTCGTATCAACTTGGCACTGATTATACAAAGAAATCGCAAGCTGTAGCGGAAGAACGTAAGGCGGTTGAGGCCGAACGCCAAGCAGTTCAAGAAGCGAAGCAACTCCGTGATACTTATGCGGAGAGGTTGCAATATATCGAGCAAGCCTTGATGCAGCCTCAAGAAACAGAGAATCTGGAATACCTGAAAGAGACTGATCCTATTGGATACGCTGTTAAGGTTGCAGAGATGTCTCAGAGGGAAAAGCAGTTAGCGCAGGTTCGTGCTGAGAGAGCGCATATAGCTCAACAGCAAGAATACGACAGACAGCAGCAACTACGTGCAACGGTCGCACAGGAAGCTGAGAAGTTAGTCGGTGCGTTACCTGATTATGCTGATCCTGTTAAGGGTGAAGTGATCCGTAAAGAGATACGCAGCTATGGTAAACAGGCTGGATTCTCGGATGATGAACTAGCGAATGTATTTGATTCTCGTGCTGTATTAACGCTATATAAAGCTATGCAGTACGATAAATTAAAAGCATCGCAACCAGCTATTGCTAAGAAGGTGAATGAAGCTCCAAAGGCAATGAAGCCTGGAGTATCAAACCCAAGAGATAGCAATGCTGAGGATATTAAAAAACTGAAGGCTAAGGTAAGACAATCTGGAAGGATTGCTGATGCCGCAGCCGCTTTTGAACGATTCTTATAAGGAAATAAAATGCCTACATATCAAACATTTACCGCTATCGGTATGCGTGAAGATTTATCAGATGTTATCTATAATATCAGTCCTGTTGACACTCCTATCATGTCTAGCATAGGCAAAACGTCTGCGACTGCGGTTTTTCATGAATGGCAGACTGACTCGCTTTCTGCTGCTACTACCGCTAACGCTGCGGTTGAGGGTGCAGACGCTACATCTATCACTGCTTCTCCAACGACTCGTGTTGGAAATTATACTCAAATTGTTCAAAAGACAATTCAGGTCTCAGGAACATTGGAAAAAGTTAACAAAGCAGGGCGCTCCTCCGAAAAAGCTTATCAACTTGCTAAAGCATCGAGCGAGCTAAAGAGAGACCTAGAGACAATCATTACCGCTAATCAAGGTAAGTCAGCAGGTACATCAACTGTAGCTCGTACTATGGGTTCATTGTTGTCATGGATCAAGACCAACAGCTCACAAGGCAGTGGTGGTTCGGCTCCAGCAACTTCGGGTACATCTACCCGTACCGATGGTACACAGCGTACTGCTACTGAAGCATTGATGAAAACTGTTATCGCTTCGATCTTTGATCAAGGTGGTTCACCAAAGGCTGTATTCGTTGGTTCAGCAGGTAAGCAGAAGGTATCTACATTTGCTGGTATCGCTGTAAATCGCTATCAGATCACTAAGCCTGAAGCTGGCGTTATCATCGGTGCTGCTGATATTTATCAGTCCGACTTTGGTCAATTGTCTATCGTTCCAGATCGCTTCATGCGCTCACGTGATATGTTGATTCTTGATCCTGAGTACGCAGCAATGGCTTACTTACGTCCATTCATGACTAATGAGCTTGCTAAGAGTGGTGACTCCATGAAGACCCAGATCCTAGCGGAGGTAACACTAGAGGTAAAAAATGAGGCAGCACATGGTATCGTTGCTGACTTAGACTTCTCGCTGTAATTTGACTAGCCCCTGCCTGATGGTGGGGGCTTTTTAGAGGGATTAATGGAAAACTATCGTACTCAGACAGTTCATGCGGACGGTGATGGCGGCATTATCATCGAAACTAATCAAGATATAACTGACATCTTGGAGCGCAACAAAGCGTTACAGGAAGTGGATAAGGCTAGGACAGGAGCAACAGAAGATTTACATTTAATAGGATCAATACCTTTTACGGCTATTGATAAGCTAAATCAAATGGGAATCATGCGTGGCTTTTTTATAGTGGATGAGGTAGCGTTTAAGAAGTGGCTAAATCATCCAGACCAAGCACCGTTAAAGATATATCGAGGAACAGTATGAGAGTTGGCGTTTGTATTCCATGTAGAGACGAAGTACATACAGGTTTTGCGTTTGATTTTGCTAGGATGGCTGCACACGATGCGTCTGTTCGATGCAAGGACGGTAAGGGCGGTCTAAGCCTCTACACGATGCCTGGGACACTTATATTTGATCAGCGTGAGAAGTTAGCTCAGGTAGCATTAAAAGAGGGCTGTGACGCTGTTCTATACATTGATAGCGATATGCGTTTTCCTCCTGATCTGATAACGATTATGTTATCTCGTGAGGTTGGAATCGTAGGTGTCAATGCTGTCACTAGACGTAAACCATGTATGCCAACGGCTAAACTGTTAGTTAAGTCAGAGGATGAGAAGGGGATTCGCCATCATTGGTCTAATGTCGATTCTCGTGGTAAGGAAGGTATTGAGAAGATTACTGCTGTTGGTTTTGGGGCGGTAATGATTCGTAGGGAAGTGTTTGAGAAGGTTCCTCAGCCTTGGTTTGATGCGGGATGGGGGCCAACAGGTGTAGTCGGTGAGGACGTTCACTTTTGCGTTAAGGCTGGTGATAATGGCTTTGATACTTGGGTAGATCACGAATTATCTATGCACATCAAACACGTAGGTACGTATGAGTACGGCTGGGAAGATTTTGAGCAACTAGAGGAATAATATGGCTTTTAGTACATACAGTGACTTAAAGACTACGATAGCTAGTTACTTAGCTCGTAGTGATTTAACGGCTATGATTCCTACGTTCATCCAGTTGGCTGAATTACGTCTGCGTAGAGAACT